TGAATCCAGTGCCACCAGTACCACCTGACTTAGCGCCACCGCCACCACCGCCATGATCAACAGCAGCACCGCCGTTATTAGTACCAGTTCCTCCAGGTCCTGCTCCGAAACCACCACTTTGAAATCCTGCTATCCCAGCCTCGTTTAGTCCAGCACCACCGCCACCACCAGAAACATTAAAAGGACCAGGAGGGGTGCTATCAAATAAAGGATATGAATGCCCTCCATCACCACCCATACCTGCAGTAGCACTATATCCGTTAGCTGGCTCACCATACAGACCTCCAATGCCACCACCTCCACCGCCTGCATTTAAGGCTCCTGTGCCGCCTAGTCCGCCACCAAAATTTCCGGAACCTTGATTGCCTCCATTACTGCTAGTGCTATTAACTCCTGTTATTCCGCCACCTGCAACTATGTTTATTCCTGTTCCAGTTACTGAGCTTGCACCACCATTAGTATTAGAAATACCGCCTGCCCCTACTGTCATAGTTAATATTTGTCCTGAAGTTACTGCGACTGGGTCAATATATTGTACACCACCGCCACCACCGCCACCGCCACCACCAGTTTGACTGCGACCGCCTGCTCCACCGGCTATTACTATTACTACAATAGAAGTTGTTCCAGTAGGTACAGTCCAAGTAGTACTACCTACTGTTCTATGAAACCGCCACTGTGCAGGGCCCGCTGCCGGCGTAGTACTAGTATCATTAATAGTAACTGAACTACTTGTTGCTAATATTGTGCCGCTGGTACTGCCTGAACGAATTGAGGCTGTAAAGGTTTCTGCACCTTCTGTTGTAGAATCAGCTGTTGGACTAACACTAAACGATCCTGAATTGCTTGTAATTGTAAAAGCTCCAGAAGTTGTACCAAAATCACCACTATTAGTTATAGTCCAGTAGTACGTTCCATTAGTAATATTAGTTCCACCTACTGTAAAATTTACACTACTTCCTTCGCTAACACTAGAGGCCCCTGCAGTTAAATTATATGTTGGTGTTGGTGCTGCTGGTGTAGTACTAGTATCATTAATAGTAATATTTCCGCTATTATATGCTGTTGATCCACCTACTATTGCTTGTATTCTGAAATATTCTGTGCCTTCTGTAAGGCTATCAGCAGCAATTGAATAACTTACACTAACTGATCCTGAAGAAGTTGCAGCTCCAGTCGTAAAACTACTAGTATTTAGTGTACCGTCTGCAGGAACACTAGCTGAAGTTCCTGATGAGGGTGGTTGAAAGTTAAAAGTAATTCCAGTATTTGGAGGAGCATTAGTGTAGTTAAACTGTAAAGAGCTAGTAGCACCTTCATTTACGGATAAGGGACTTGTAGCCCAAGAATAAACGGGTGCACTATATCCACAAGTTGGACTATTAAATGTATTATCGGTATAAGTACCGCCATTACCATCTGCATATACTCTAGTTAAAGTATATGGGTAAACTCCATATGCCTGACAATATGTATTTAATAATGTTCCTGCTGCAGGATATGCAGAAGTATCCGATATTGAAATATTACTTGTAGTAGCAACTACTGAGCCATCAATAGTTGCAGTTATTCTAAAGTATTCTGTACCTTCGGTTATTTGATCTGCTGCTGGATAATATGAAACATCTCTAAATGAAGATCCGTTAATACTCATAGAGGCTATATTTAATGTAACGTCTGTTCCAGACGTAGCAGCATTCCCTGATGAGGGGGCTACTATTGCAAATGTTACTGTTTTATTTACTACATTAGTAAAAGTAAAAGTTGCTATACTATTTCCTGTTTGCGTTTCGGTTACGTTCTGCACAGAGGTAAAAGAATATGTAGGAGTACTAATACTAGTGTCATTAATAGTAATGGTGCCTGTAGTAGCTACTTCTGTTCCTGTAATACTACCAGTTCTTACACCTACAGCAAACGTTTCTGATCCTTCAGTTAATGTATCTGCTTTAGGACTAACACTAAATGTTCCTGAATTACCTGAAATAGTAAATGAACCATTATAAGAATTAAAATCGCTGACTGGGTCAGAGCTACCACCATTATAAGCCCAGTATAGTGTAGTGCCATTAACTACATTAGTAGTTGTAACTGTAAAAGTTATTGAGCTACCTTCGTTTATACTACCAGTTTGTGGCGATATTGAATATGTTGGAATCAGTGGCGGATTTATGCTAGTATCATTTATAGTTACCGATATAGTTGGATATGGGTATGTTGTAAGTTCTAACAGAAAAGTTTCTGTGTCTTCAGTAAGAGTGTCGTTTAACACTGTAAAAGTAACACTACTAGTATTGTTATTTACAATAAATGAAGTTGCACTAGCAGTATAATCAAGACTGCCTTGAACACCTGTTACGTTATATCCAATAGACGTACCGTTAAGAACAGTAGCATTAGTTATTGTTAAAGTAATTGTAAAAGTACTGCCCTCGTTTACGCTAACAACACTACGAGTTAATGTATATACAGGATTAGCCCCGCCTCCACTGTTGGGATTAGCAGTTTGATATAAATTTGCTTCGGATACCATTATACTTCTAAATCCCTGAGTACCAGTACCGTATTGCGCTATACCATCTTGAGTACCGTTAGTACGACTCCAATAAGTAGATAGATATAGTCTATACATAGTCGATCCATAAACCTTATACACTTCGTTATAAAGTACTTTATCTACTTTACCACTAATATAATTATTATCTGAATCAACAGCCCCTAGCTGGAACATTGTATATGTTTGCGGTAATAAATATATAGGGTTAGCAGGATTAGTTAAAGTATCAGTTGCAGGTGTATTAAAAGCAGGAGAACTATAGTTTTCTGTAAAACTATACGGAACTAGCTGGGTAAAAGAACTATTAAAAGTTAATTGATTAGAACTATTATAAAGTGCTAAAGCAGGTCCAGTAGCTGATAGTGTAGATATGCCTCCTACGTCTACAGCAAAAATATATGCCGTAGGCAACGTATATGTCAATGCCGTGCCGCTTGTACTAGCAAAAACTTCACAGGTTAATGTTTTATTGACACCCATAGTAGATGTTGGAAAATAGTAGAATACATTAATATTACCATTATCTGGTATTTTCCATAAAACAATATAGTTACCTGTATTTAAGGTAGCTGCAGGTGTAGAATATTGTCGTTTAATATATCCATTATGTAAATTTGCAAAACCATTAGAAACATACGGCGCTATGCCAGCTTCTGTATAGGTAGGTGTAACATTAAATTCTAATTTTTGTACAAAAGTAGGATTAACATAATCGCTATCAATTAATAACTCTGAACTGTCATTTATAATTCTTAAGCCATATGCCATGAAAATACCTTATTTAACAAATATATATAAAACTGCATTACCTATTGTAAAGTTAGGGTTATCTAAACTAAAGTTAGGGTTTAAGAAACTAAATTCAATTACATTTAGTCCACTACCTGTTGTTCCTGCCTCCCAAATACAATTACCGTTACTATTAAGTTGAAAAACTCTAATAGTTCTACCGTTATATTCAGGAAATTCTTTACGGTACGTATCGGTATAACTATTATAAGAAGTAATATCGCTAGGTGTAGCAGTATAAGTTCTTGCAAATACTCCACTTTTATTTGAGTTTTGTAATACTAAAGTAGTTCCATCACTTTTAAATGTTTGCAATCCATATGCCATTAAATACTTCCTAATCTAACTCGTGCAACAGTGTCATTATAAATAGTTATACCAGCACTATCAATAAAAATACCATTCGTGGTATTACCGAACACTTTAATAGTACCAGTAACATTTAAGTCACCGGTATTAACAGCAAGTGCGGATAAATTTCCTACTTTTAAATTACTTAAATAAGGTATGCCAATCCAGTTGGTTTTATTAGTAGCAGGATTATATAATCCATTAACTTGATACAAGTACTCTCCTGCAACTAGTGCTGTAGTGGGTACACTACTAACCCAAGTTTTTCCAGGAAACCACGTACCTACAGCAGGAACTACGTCTCCAGTTTCTTCTTTGCTAATAGGATTAGTTGCAGGAGTAGCATATGGAGCTGCTGTGACTACATAAGCTATTCGGGCACTAACACCTTGATTACCAGTAGGGCCTGCTTGTGTTGATGCAGGGCCTGTAGGACCTACAACACCATAATAGCTTTGTGCTACAATGGCCGCAGTAGTCCAATCAATAGTTATAGTACTACTACCTAAAGCATCTGTTAGTACAACCATGGCTGCCCACAGTGTTTGTCCCTCTAATCCACTTGAAGAAGTAGGAGGGCTAAGACTCCAGCCGCCTCCACCAGTGTAGTTAAAACTTGAAGTAGCCCAAGTATAAGTAGAAGTACCTGTAGGAGCACTAGGTATTGTAAGTGCTGGTTTGTATAGTATAGCTCGTGCACTACTAACTCCAGCAGGTCCCGTAGCCCCAAATGCCCCGTTTTGACTAATTGAAGCAACAGTAAATCCTGTAGACCAATCTACTGCTGTAGTAGTTGCATCTCCTGTTGCAGTAACCGCTTTAGTTGCAGTCCATAATTTAATTAAAGATGTTCCAGGATTAGCGTCAATAGTGGTTGACCAGCCGTTGCCTCCAGTATAATTAGAACTTGCGGCTGTTGACCAAGTATATGTAGCACTGCCAGAAGGATTTCCTGGCTGAGCTGTAGACCATTGGTACAAATATGCAACACTTGATTTAGTTGCTAAAGCGGCTACAGGTGTTGCGGTTAGTTGTGCAGAAATAGTGTATACTTCTTCCTGAATATCACTAATAAAAGCATACTTTACATAGTATGCCGTACCTGCAACTAATGCCGTTCCGTCAGTTAATTTAGGAATAACTATTGATAAGCCTAAAGCGTCAAATACTATATTAGAATCAGACGGAGTAAACCCTGATGTTGTAGAACACCATACTTTTACTTTGACTAAATCATCCCTTATATCCAACGTACGAATAGTGTCGTACGGCTGATCTAGTTTTAATATTAGTGAATTTACTCCTGCGGATAAAATTGCTGCCATAGCTATCCCTTAAACAATTGTTTTAATTTTAATTAAAGCATATGAACTTACAGCACTATAGTTATTAGTTTTATCTAATATCCTACACTCTACTTTATAGTCAATACCAGCTTCTGAAATACGTGGTATTGCTACCTTTTCCAAATCCAATTTACCCTGTCCTTGGCTCTGTACTTCTGGAATAATAGGTGTAGTATCCCATAAATCTGTAGTAACCGTACTTTTATACAACCTATATGCATAAGCTTTAAAATCACTTTGTTGATTAGTAATAAGCGGATCTACTACAATATAAGTTTTTTCTAAGTCTATAGCAAGTGTCGGAGAAGTATTAAAGTTTTTGTTTTTACCGTCATTGGTAAAAGCATAGTCAATAGACCACGGCCCGCAAATAGTACGATCAGCATTTGTATACCTAGCGCGTACTTTATACTTTTTGTCAGTAAATAAGTTAATGAATTCAAAAGTACTATTGCTTTTATCAGTAGAATAAAGAGTGCCTGGATCAGTATCCCAACCTGCCACACTACCTTCAATAATATCAAATTGTACACGAACCGCAACAGCTTGCAAATCATTTGGGTTTGTAAAAGCTACAACAGCTTTATTCTGATAAGTGCCGCCTGCAATTTGATTACTTTGAACACTATTACTAGTAATGCTTGTAATAACAGGTACGCTTGTAATGCTATTTTTTACTAAAACAACATTACTTGTAGATATTTTTGGGTTATAAATTAATAATCCGCTTAAATCTGCTGTGTAAATTTCAGGCGAGTAATCAACTAGTGTTAATCGTGCACTGTAGTTACTACTTGGCTCTACTGCGGTAACTATACATTCTTGCACACTGTTAGTAGTTAAACCTATCATAAACAAGTTATCAGTTTTTACGCCATCTGCTTCTAATATAGCAGGTACTGTAATTGTACTAGTATATCCTGTGGGGCCTGTGTAAGTAAAAGTTCTAGTTATACTACCACTACCTGCAGTAGCTGTAATATTGTTAGTTCTAATTAATATAGTATACTGAGTACTTGCAGTTAATAGCACAGGCTCTGTTAATGTTAGAGTTGTGCCTGTAACAACATCACCAACGCCAGGACCTAATCTACCACTACCAATACCCCACCGTGGAATACTGTGAGTAATTTTTACTTTGTCGCCACGAGTACAAACTAAGTGTTCAAAATCTACATTAACAGTATAAGTTTCTGGACGTAATTTAATCTGTGCAAAATGCCACCTAGCTAAACGTACCGCTTGATCAGGATTTGTTACACCAGGCAAGTTGATTTGTTCAAATAATGTAGCACCAATTTTACCATTTGCAGTTGTTGGTCCATAACCATAATTGTAAACAATAATCTCGTTAGCTTGATAAGCTAAGGTTTCATCATTTAAATTAATGCGAAAAGCGTGAGGCAATACTGGTAAAACTTTAGTAGACTCGAAGCCCCAACTATTATGCTCAGTAAAATGTTGAACGGTATGTGATCGTTCTGTGTCTATTACTACACCCCATTTACCATCAATATAAGTTGGACTAGCTTTACCAGCTGCACATATGTCTCGTAGTGTGTCCATTACACTTTGTGTACTAGATAGTATTCCATTATATGCAAATTTAGGCGCATAAACAGCTGTACCAGTTCCAGTTCCTACTTGTCTAGGGTATATACCTTCGCCAACACTATAAGTAATACCAGTAGTACCAGCTACAGTATTCCAGTTAGTTGTTCCTAGATCTTTAATAACGTAGTACTTTCCTACTTCCAAACTAGTTGCATTTACAGTCTGAGCTATAGGATTGCAAAAATTATGCCATGCAGTTAAACTAACAAGATCTAACTTATTAGGAGTAACTCGAAAAGCATTTGCAGGGTGCATTAGCACATAAGCAAACAAACTAGCAGGATTATTAGTTTGTCGTAAGTTTTGCCAGCTACCAGAAGTCCTATCATAATCCCAAGTTATGGTTTGAACCATAGCATTAACGCCATCTATTTGGCCATTTACCTTACTACTGCTTTGTACTCGTACGCCTGTTTTTGCTAAAAAACAACCTGGAGGATTTTGCATTGGTAATTCTTGACTATCATATCCAGTAACGTTTGCTAAAATTGCTTTATGAAACTTTTTGAAATCTACTTCATCTTCGGTTTCGTCTAAGTTTGTACGACGAACCCTTACTTGATATCTGGCTCTTGTAAGGTTTTCAACTGAATGTACCCAGTTAAAAGCATCTTTGCGTTTTGTAAACCAAGCACCTTCGCCAAAAGTAAGAATAGTATTTGCACTAGCTTGTACGTTAACTCCATTATTAGCAATATAAGTAATTCTGGCGGCTATGCCCTTGTGCGAAGCTTGATTATCTACACCATTTAGTACAATGTCGTGATAACCTGCTTTTAGTTTGATTAAGCCTTTAATGCTTTCAGCTTGAAATTTAGTATCTTTAGGAATTTGTACTGCTCGAACTCCGCCTATTAGTACTTCGCCTTGATCGTCTGCGGCAGCTTCTACTGTGTAGTAACCACTATAAGGAAAATAAACGCTAGATACTGTATAGTTCCATGTGCCTCCATAACCACTTGCAGCGGGAGTAGTATAGTCGGTGCCCCAAACAGCGTAGTTTGTTAAAAAAGTACCCCAACTACCAGGACCACTAGCATCAATAACTCCTGTAGCAACTGTAGGAGTTAAAAGATTATTAGTACTCCATATTTCTACTTCTGCAGCAGTAAGATCGACTCCACTGGCATCACCATATACTCGGCCTGAAGTTATTTTAATCGTTTTGATTTTAGAAGTAACTAATGACTGGTCTTGCCCTTGGCCTACTGTTTCTTGTGTTTCAATTAGTTCATAAGCTAAACCATTTTTACCGCTATATGTTGATACAGGATGTGGAGTTATTTCTGTAACTACTCCTGAAGACTTATCTTGATAAACTGTATAAACTGGTAAATATCCTGTTGGTATTTGAGGCAGATAGCTTTTAGTAGCAGAAGTACCTAACAAAGAACTGTATGCATTTTGTGCAAACATTGCTTGTATGTAAGGACTTGCATTAGCACCTAATATATCCGTTACAGCTCCGTCAAATCTTTGTACTCCTCCAGCAGGAGACAAACAAAAAGTTGTGTAACGATATAAGTTTGCTTCGGTTTCTGCATCACCAGGAGGAACCATTGTAAATAATTGATACGCGTTAGTATCGTCTGTTTTAAAGCTATATACATTTAAAGCAGTACTAGTATCTTCCTCAGGCCAAGGTAAGGTGCTGTATTGACGCATTTGTATTTCAACTCCACAGGTAGTTGCACCTACTTCGCCATTTTTAGTATTAATTTTACGCATGCCTTCTGGGAAGGATAGCACAATATCAACAGCATCACAAGTTTGGGCTAAATCTACTTGTTGCCATCTTTTTGTACCTTCATGAGTAGCGGTTATATTACTAGCATTATTTGTTAACTCTAGGTTTACTTGTTTTTGTTCAACGTCGCGTCCATACTGATTATTAAAACTTCCGCCAATACCACCTGCTGCATTTAATACATAGTCTCGTGCAAAACCTTCTATTATAATAGGTCTTGGTACAGACACTGGTTCGCCATAATAAAAGTCATCTATGGGCTTAGCGCCAATGCATAGATCCGTTATTGAAAGTGGGCCAAAACCCCAAACAACAGCAAGGTTTAAAATATTTGTTTCTGTTAGTGACTCGATATACGGAATAGCTCCAAGCATACCAGTAAATCTAACTTTACCTAATACTACTGGAATTGCTCCATATTGACTTGCTTGATTAGCTTGTCCTGTTAATAAGTTTAGGGAGTTAGCATTACCAGGATCATTTGTTTTTGGTGGACGAATTGGGGCAATAACATTTTGTAGAACCATGCTGGCCATTTGAATAACAGCCGCACCGATAAATTGTTGAGTAGCAACTGTTGCAGTTGATGATACTGCTGATCCTATTTCTACTGGTATTCCAGTTTGAAAAGTTATATAAAGTGCTACAAGTGTTATTAGTAAACGCTTTGTTGAGGTGCCTTCAACAGTGCTTTTATAGCTGATCTGTTGGCCTCTTTTAACAGTGGTAGTTGCCCACTCGGATTTAGGCACAACTATGCCATCAATAATAATTACTATTTTACTTACTAATTCTGTGCTTACTGTGTACTTGGAGCGTATAAACTCTACAAAGTCTTGAACAGTAGTGCCTTCTAGGGTCCAGTCACGATACACACTAAGTTTTAATGGATGTGGTGCTCCTACTGCTTGTATTTGTGATTGTGGAGCATATGCATAAAAACCTACAAAACGATTTTTCCATTTAATATTGTTTAATGATTCAATTACTGAATCGCTGCCACGGCGGCAGTGTAAAAACTTGTTGTCACCTACGTATACACCCACGTGCATAGGCTCACCAAAGATATTGAACAGGCACAAATCTCCAGGATTTGGTGCAGTAATTTCTTCCCAGTTATCTTTATACAACTCTACTGCTTCTACAATATGCGGATCACTTCCACCAATGTACTCTTCAGTATAACTTGGCAAATCTATTTTATACTCGTCTCGATAAACTAGACGAGCTAATCCCCAGCAGTCTACACCGATTTCAGTTCTGCCATTGTCTAGATAGGGTAACCCAACATATTTATCATAATTCATTAGAATAATCCTGGGAAGTAACTAGGGGTAAAGCTAAAACTAGGAAATGGCTCAGTATTGTAACTTACCATACCTAGATTTAGAGTAACGGTTTCGGCATTATATGTTGCCGATGTAATATAATAATCTTGTAATGATGCTTCTATATAGTTAAGATTACTTGAAACTACTAGTTCTATTAAAACTTTAGTTCTTACTCTTAAATGATCTCTGATAATTGTTATAATTTCTGGAGTAACAAAGTTTAAGGTAATAGTACAATCACCAGGACCTGTTTCTTGATCATTAGGTAAGTTTAGGGTCATAGGAACAAATAAGTATTCGTTTGAATTACTTACGACTCCATAAGCAATTTCATCATCTGTAGTAGAAGATAGTCTTTGAGTATAATTATCACTTAGTCTAATTGGTGTAGTTGCTGCGTCTGGGTCTGTTGATCCATTAGGATCGTATACTGTTAAAAGCATTATAAGCTGTTCATCTGTTTCAGATGAAAACATTGCTTTAATAGCTGCTGGTGATAATCTACTTAATCTGCTCATTATGGTAATATCTCAAATTTTAAGGAAGTATTCCAATAACCTGGTGCTAAATACTGTAATTTAAAAAACTCTCCCTCACCACTAGGGACTATACGTACTTCTACGGTAGTACCTGTGCGTGGATGAGGAAAGCTAAATCGTTTAGTACCAAGTAAAGTATTTTTAATAAAATTTTCTAGTGTTGTGCATTGAGCAGTTGTTAGTATAAAAGATAAATCCATTGTACTAACACCTGTCCCCCTGCGACGCATTTTTGCAGGACCAGAGTCTGTGCCTGAGCGTATAATGTTTACGCCAATAGACTCTGAGAATCCTTTTTGTGGTACTTGTGGTAATGCTTGTGCTGACCATGCTGGAATAGGCATACTTATCTCCTTGCTAATGCAGGCCTGTTATTAAAACTACCTGCTAGTGATTGTTGTACGGGACTTCCTGGTCTTGCTACTTCACTTGCAACCATATCACCAATAATAACTTCAATTCGACGATTTCCACGTGAATCAGTGGTTTCTTTAGTAGTTGCTTTTTCACTTCCAAAGTTATTAACAACTACGTCAACGTTGCCTTGATTTCCGCCTGCGCGAACTCCTAGGTTTCCTTGGCCGTCACGCTTTAGGGGCATAATAGCTTCAGGACCCGCCTCGCCCATTAAACCAGTACCTTGTGCAAACTTGAATAGCGTAGGAGAGCTTACAACTGAATTAGTAAACATTCCGCCTTTGGCAAAAGTTTGGAGGCCTGTATTAAATACATTACCTTTTGCAGAAGCTACTGCACCTGACACTGTGCCTGTAGTAGAGCCTGTATTACCTGTACCAAATATACTACCTACAAAATCCATTAAGCCAGGTCTAAAGGCTTTATAGGCCATCATAGCTTGTTGTTGCATTTCATAGCGAATTAAGCCTTCTAGCATTGAATCAATTAAACCTTTAAAGTTTAATTTACCAGTTTTAGTAAACTCAATAATAGCGTCGCCCATACTGTCAAAGCTATTCTTAAACACTTCACCATAAGCTAGTTGTCTAGAAGTTAAATCTTCTGTTAAAGCTTTGGATTTTTGTTGTGCTTCATAAACTTTATTAACTCCTGCTGTTTCGGCTTCATATGCCATAGAAGCCGCACTCATTTTATCTTGAATTGATTGAATATCGCCAGCATTTTTAGGATCTAATAATTCTTTTGTTAAGCCTAGCTGTGTTGCAATTAGACTATTTTTAAGTTGATCTAACTTAATATCGCGTTGCTTAACACGGTCCATTTGCTCAAGCGTTATAAGCTGGTCACGATAGTTCTCAGCAGTAATTATACCAAGATCAAGCTGAGTTTGCAATACTTCTCTTTGTATGCCAACTAGTGCACTATCAGTTTCATTTAAAATACGTGTTAAATTTACTTGAGCTTCTAAAGCTTGGGTGCTTTTATTTAGTGTTTGAAGATTTATAGCTAGTAAGTCTTTACGAGCTCGTTCTTGGTCCGCGATCTTCTTAGCAGCATCAAACTGTTGAGTTAAAGTAGTTGCTTGTTTATCTGCTGTCTGAACTGCCTTGGCTGCTAAATCTGCAAC